CCGTTCGACGTAATATCGAAGAGTCAGGGGAAATATATGATAGAGAGTACTCAATACGTACTCCAGAAGTTAAAACATTCTCTACTTCAATAAAACCAGAGAACGTCATCCCACCTATTGATGATTGGCAACCATCAGAGGAAGATAAAATATTAAAGACAATTAGAGGTAAACAGATTATTGCTCCATTGTCTCAAATGCTAACTAACAATCAAGAAGAAAGTCTTATCTTTAACTCATTTGTATTGAGTATTAAGAAATGCTATTCTTCTGAAGAACGTGTAGATCATTTTACACACTATCTAAATTACTTTGAAAAGTTCTATGATGTTGACCATGAGATGATTGCTATCTATGCAAGAATTAAGTTCTTGATTGATACTGATGAATCTGATGTATATGATCTAGATGCTTTCATGGCAGATATTAAACGAGATATCTTGTTTAGTACATTTGCTAGAAAAGTAAAAGCATTGAATGAAGATAACTTTATCATTCATATTAAACGTAATAAGAAGAATGGCAATGTACTTCAATATGCTAACAAACATCTTCAAGCATTAATGGAAGTAAGTATGTTTCAATTAATATTAATTCCATTACTAATCCATTATGCTTATATTAAGAAGATTCAAAATATAGACGAGTATCTAATGAAATTCTATGATATCCTTATTGTAGATATGCATCCAGATATTGATCTATATACAAAGTTGTCTGAGACAACTAATAGTCGTATTGTACAAGATATGAATAAGAATATTGGTGCATGGGATAGACAGTTTATCCGTTCACGTAACAAGTTCTCTCATAGCTTCGATACAATCATTAGTATTATCATTCAAGTTATTCCGAAAGCTGTTTATAATGGTACACTATTGAATCTAATCTATGTATCCATTAAAAACAATATTAAGAATAAGGTTGTTAATGCTAAATACGAATTCGCATTCAATCAATTATCATCTGATCGTAATGAAGGTGATGATGATGACAATTCAGAATTCGATAAATTTGAAAGTCATCTCTCCAAGAAGAATGAAGCCTTATTGATTCATAATCAAGTAAACTTCAAGAATACTATGAAGCAAATTGAAGAACGATTTGGTCCATTCTCTAAAGAAGAGATTGATTATTATAAGATAGAGTTATCTAAAGGACGTAAGTCTCCAATTGTACCACATCAAAAGATGCTAGTATGCTATCTATTCTATAAGTGGTTTGGAGATCCATCTTCTTTAGGTTCTATTGATTTAACTAACTATATCAAACTTATCATTGCAGCTAAACGTATATTAGCATCTAATGGCTTATATACAATGGAAGCAATCTTATCTGGTAAGTTTGTTAAAGTAATTAAACGGGTTAATATGAATAAGAAAGAGTTAATGAAGATTACCTCTTCTAATACATATGAATCCGTTGCATCCATTTATCGGAATGAGAAGATTACTAATCTACTTGTTTCTATGCTTGCTACTATAGTATCATCTAAGTTCCAAATTATTGATTTCGATAATAAGGAGAATACTGGTAAAGCATTCATCCCACAACAGGAATTACTTAATGAGGAATTCTTGATCTATGCAAGCTTAATCAATAATGGATAATCTTTTAGGGTAAGAGAGTTTAGTCTCTCTTACCCATTTTATTTATTTCAGGAGGATTAATATAATGAGATTTACATTGAAGAAAGATTTTCCAAAAGGATTCTATGAACCGATCTTTAAGAGATATTATAGATATCTCTTTGGTCCAATTGTTATCACTGGTGATATGAATACTAAATCCGTATGTTTTATATGTGGAGTATTTAAAGATGGTTATAGATATACTATGAATCTTATATTCAAAGATGATACTCTAAGAAAGATTTATTTTAACGTAACCAAGTTAGAATCTGGTACAATAATAAATCTTATGGCTGAAAAGGAAGAATTAGATGATGTATTAGAATATATCTATTCTAGTTATATTCTTAAAAATGATCTAGATCTTATTGAAGGTGAAAATAATGATTAACTTAAATGATATGCCAGAAGAATTCTATAATTTTATATTTGGTAATGTAGTTATAGAAGAATTCTTGCCATATATAACCGTAGAGTGTACGTATATAGATGAAGTAAGATTCTATGGTAGAATAGTTATAGATAAAGAACTAAATAAGATTGCACTTGTTAGTATTGAATATAATGAATTTGAAAAATATGATCCAGATTATCCATTAGAAACTACTTATAGATTAGCTAGAAGGGATAAATTTCGTATGGATAATATATTAGCCATATTCAGAGAAGCTAATAAAGAATATGGTTATAATAAAGACATTAAGGTCATTAACCTATAAGTTATCTTTAAACAAAAGAGTAAATAAGTTTTAAGTAAAAAGGAGATTTACTATGATACTAAGGGGATACTATACTCTTATTAGTACCAAGCTAAGAAAAGAGAAAACTGTATTTACTTCTGACTATAGTCAAAATAAATTCTATGTTAATAGAGATAACTTCTATGTAGTAGATACTGGAGAAGCTAAATATGCATTAGATGAAACTGATAATATAATGCGTATTATGCCTGAAGGATATATCAATGTGGATATCTTTGATGCTAATATCAAAGAAGCATATAATGATATCATAGAATATATGGATACAAGAGATTATACTGAAAAGCCACTAGGAGTTTAGCTCCTAGTGGTATTATTTTATTTGGAGGAAACTAAAATGGAATCAAAAGTTATTCAAGCATTTAAAGGCGAAATCAATGGTATTGAAATTACTAATCAAGATATTTATTGGGAAGTAGATTATATCGTAGGAGATATTGAAAGTACTTTAGATATGGAACTTCCTACAGAGTTCATTAAAGATTTTATAGAAGCATACACTGAATTATATAATAGTGTAGATACAGAATATCTTTATGACTTCAAATCTGAAATGATTAGCTCTTGGGATATGGATATTGAGGACATTAATGATTTAAGATTTAATCTTGCATATGGATATAAAACTGATAAACTTGATAAAATCAATGAAAAAATATCCGATTGGGATAATACTTATGGTAAGAAGTAAGATATAATAATTACCCCATAGGAGTTAATCTCCTATGGGGATATTTTTGCAGCCTATTCTTTTTTATGGATATATATTATAGAGGTGAAATGATATATTGTTATAATGTAATTAAGAAGATAAGGAGGACAAATATCATGGAAAAACTAATTGAAACTTTAGGGAAACTTTGTGTCTATTTAGGACATACCACAATCAAACGATTAGAAGATCGTTATGTAGTTGAATCAAACTATGCTTATAATGATGGGTATTTCCAATACGATGTATGCCATTATGACAACCTAAATGCAGAAGTTGATTTAGATGGAAACATTTTATCTGCTTATCGTGCTTATGGACAAGAATTCTGGAATGGTGGAGGTGAAATGAGCGATCAAAGATCGGCAGAATTAGGTGATGATAATTGGGAATTTCCTGATAGCAAAACTTTAAAAGCAATTGTATCTAATAGAGCTAATGAAATCTTAGCATTGAAGCCTGGTGAGGAAATTACAATTACTCGTGAAGAGTGTTCCGAACATCGTCGTCAAGCAAATAAAAATAAGGAGGCATAAAAATGGAACTAACTCAATATATCGAAGGATACAACCCAGTGTTGTTAAAGAATGCATTATTTTGTTATAGAAATAAGGTTGAAATGATTAATTTTCCAATACCTGATGATATACGGATAATTGATATAAAAACGGACATTAGATCTCTTTTTAAATTGGAGAAGATGTTAAATAAACCTTTTGACAAAATTACTCTAAAAGATATTCTATTATGTCCATGTATAGTAAAAACTACAATGGTCATAAAGAATATTTATTTTAGATACTTCAATATGGATCTAGTTAATGAAATCTATTACTGGTCCAATAGAAGTGCATTAGAAATAATGAATAAATTCAAATGCACGGAAGTTAAGGCTAATAGTCTAGCAAAGTTTAATTTTGATAACTCAAAGTATCTTAATAGATATGACCCTGAAAAACCTACAATATATGTATCTAAAAATAATGTAGATACACGTCCACATTTATCTTTAGATTTTAGCATAGGGTGTATAAAGATACTTGGTACATCAGATGATCCAATTAAAGATCTTGAATTATTCTATGCTAAAAATAAAGTTAGGTTTACCGCACCTACTATTAAGAAAATTAAGAAAGCTATTAAGCGGAAAAGATTTTATAAAGATTATATAGATAAGATCAATTCATTTATGCGTACACGTAAAATTACTTATGGAAAAAATAAGTATAGTTTTACTTCGGCAGGTGATGATTTCATATATATGTATTATCCGCTTAGATTAGCTTATAGAGATGATATCCCTGGAAGAAAATGGGATAAAGAGTTAGGAGTTGTGAAAACTGATGAATAAAGAATATCGTTTTAATCATATACCAGAAGTGGTATTACGCAATATCAGATTTATTAGAGATAATAATATTGATATTGGTACTGGAGATGATATCCTAGAATGTATGATGGACATCAATCCAATCGTTCGTACCAAAATCTACGACGATTATGAATTTGCCAAAGATGTGGCAGAACGTAGATTTGGTAGTACTATTGAAAAACTAGATTTGAGAACAGTTCTTCAAAAGTGTATAACTCGTCCATATAATTCAATTCTAAACAATATCTATTTCAGATATTTCAATAGCGAATTGATTGATGACCTATTTAAGTTAGGTCAATCTTCTAAGGTATTAGACTTAGCTATTGAGTATGAATGCGAATACTATACTGTAAACGCAGCTAAGACTAATATTAGAAGATATAATACTGATGCATATTATAACAAGTTTGCAGCAGATTCTAATATCATTAGCTCTCATAGAAGCTTACATGATCCACAAGTTAATGCAGTAAAATCTGCAGAATTCACTTATGATCTATTGATGGCTTCAAGAGCCGAAGAATTCAATCCAGAAATCGTAAGAGAAATCTTCGTTAAATATGGATTGAAACCAAACTCTTCTAGAAATCTTTATAATAGAATTAATGATAATCTAAATCTATTCTATTATATCGAAGATTACTTAGATGAATACCGTGAAGAGGGTAAATTTATATATGGTACTAGAGAGTATAAGATTCTCAAAGAACTTAGAAGTTTACCACTTATGGTAGTATTAACACAGTTGACCAGAAAGAACGATTCTGGTTATATTTTGAATTCCAATCTTGAATTGGTGAAAGGTTAAAGGTAAGAAAAATGATTACAACTAAAATTATGGAAAGCGTAAAGAATACATTTAAACGTACAGGAGAAGATCTTGAATTAACCTATAATGAATTCAAAGATCAATTAACTCCAAAGGAAATTTATGATATCTGCATTAATAAAGCAGAGCCAAAAGATGAACTTCCTAAGGAAGACTTAAGCGGTAATCGCTTAAATCCATTCTTATATAGTAAGGATGAAGAAACTGATGAAAAGAATATAGTTGCTTCAAATCCAAACTTCAAAGTTATTAAGGGTAGTGATATTACTATTGATACTACTGATGACGATGAATTAGAAGATGATAAAAAATATGATATTGTCGACGGTACTATTGAAAAGAATGCAAAGGATACTGTAGAGGCACTAAAAACTACATATTTAAGAAAACCAATGATTTATACAGTAAAGAATAATACGTTGAATTATGAATCAATTGGTTTCGCTATTGGATTCAAAAATGCAGATGCAGATGATTTATTAGAAATGGCTAATGGTAATGCATTACGATTAATCCCTGCATTACAATGGCTATATTGTCAAACTGATGATGAGGGATTACGTAATCGTATTGAAGAACTCACATTAGGAATTCTTTTCAACTAGTATTTTAACAACGTATTAAAAATAGGAGGATTTATCATGAATGATTTATTATCTGAAGGTGTAGAAAGTGTCATCAGGACAGTATTAACTGAAACTGATGCAGATTTTCTTAAAGTATTAGTTGGTGGTGCTATGTTTGGCAGTACTGTTTATGCTGTATACAATTTAGTCAAATATGCTATTGATAAAGATAAAATCAGAGACTTATCTGAATTAGTTAATTCATCTACTGGAATGGTAGAAGCAGTATCACCTAGCAAAGAAATCAAAGGAGTACTCGGTAGTATCTTTGGTTCAAAGGATAAATAATATGGATGTAGGTAGCAAACTAAAATCACTAATTCCGAATAGCCAGTTTGCTGCTGGTAAAAAGGAATTAGTGATAAGATGTCCATATTGTGGACATACATCTTCCGCTGGGAAGAAACACATGTATATAGGCTTATCCCCGGATAAGCCTTATATGTTTAACTGCTTTAAATGTGAAGCAGGTGGATTAGTCAATAGAACCTTTTTGGATCTCTTGAATATTAGAGATGAAGAATTATTACAAGCTATTGATATCCATAATAAAGAGATGAAACAGAGTAGGAGCAATTCCTACTCTGCTAATCATATAAGACAACCTCAAGTAGCATATGATGCATTTGAGGTTGACTATAACTTATATCCAGATAAAGTGAATTATATTAATGGTCGTCTTGGTACTAACTTATCAGTATCAGAGATGATGAATATGAAGATTATCTTCGATTTTTCTTTTTTTAAACGACAGATTATGAGGTATCTGGGAGCTACAGAATCTGATTTTCAACGAATTCAAAGGGACTATGTGGGATTCCTCTCAGTTAATAATACATCACTCTCTATGCGTTGTATTAGAGAAGTCGATAGTAAATACAGATATCTAATCTGTAAACTAGACGATAGAGATATCTATAATAAAGCTTTCTGTATACCATCATCTATTCCATATACATCAGATAGAATTACGGTACATATTACAGAAGGTCAATTTGATATCTTATCTGTATATAATAATATATCCAATAGGGCTACTGGTATATACTTTGCAGCAGCTGGTAATAAGTATTCAGCTGTATTGCAGTATATACTCTCTAGAGGAATATTCTATATGGATATCCATTTATACTTCGATAATGATTCAGCTGGTGAAATTGCTAGAAGACAGATAGAATACTTTATAAAGAATAATATAGCATTCTTTAGAGGATCTAGAGTCTTCTCTCATGTAAACCAAAAGAATAAAGATTTCGGAGTACCATTAAATGAAATAAAAGATTTCTGTACACAAATACTATAGCGGTATGGGCTTAAAGTCCATATCGCTTTATTTTTTTGTCTTAAACATCACATTAATAAAGGAGGTCGACTATGGGTAAATTCCT